TCAATGCAGACCTCTAAGCAAACTAGTCAATGGCATACGCTAATCCCATGCCTTAAGGATGTAAAAATTCTAAAATTATTCCAACTAAAGCACAAGAGAAGAGGAAGACAACCGTCAGATGGAACAAAGAGCTAAGCTAACAAATTGTGATGAGTGCCCACTACACAAATTGTGGGGTGTATCAAAGGTTAAAATATCAGAAGGGAGACGTATACTGAAAGAAGTGCCTTACAGGGAAGTTCCGTTCAGAGGAAGCAAGAATGCTACACTTCTAGTTGTGGGAGAAAGCCCAGGAGCAGAAGAAGTAGAACAAGGAAAACCATTTGTAGGAAGATCTGGTAAACTTTCTGATAAAGTACTACAAGAGAGTGGTATAGATCTAGTGTCGGTGTTTTATGCCAATTCATGTAGATGTTTACTAGATAAGAGTTCTCTCACAACAACGGAGATGGCAAAAGCACTTGAATGTTGTAGACCTGCTGTATTGAGGACAATAGAAGTTCTTAAACCTAAACTTATATTATGTTATGGAGATATAGCTCTACGACAAATCCTTAATATTCGAGGTATTACTAAGATACGTGGAAGATTGATAAAATCCAAAGAATTTAATTGTTGGGTTATCCCAACTTTTCATCCATCATTCTGTCTTAGAGATCTTAGGAATCTTACATTCTTTAAACCAGATATACAACAGGCAGCAAATTTCCTAGCAGAAAAGATAGACCCAGAAGGTAGCGAAGATCTTTCATCCACTGACTTCAGGGAAGTTGACTCCATTAGATTTATTCTTGATAGAACACCAAAGATTGTAGCTATTGATACAGAAACTCAGGGTTTGGATTGGATGAACCCAAATAGTGTGGTAATATCATATTCTATAAGTGACTCTCCGTCTATGGGATACAATGTACAACTTCTTCGAGAGATTGTAGATGGTGAGACACCTGACTTTACAATAGAGTGGCCTAGACGTACAGGAAAGAAGATAGAAGACACAACTATAGGAGTAATAAAGACAACTAATTATAATGAGAAAATAGAAGAACTTAAAGAACTACTTAGAGATGGTAACATTAAGAAAGTTATGATGAATGGAAACTATGATGTTCATAGATTAAATCAACTTGGAATAACAGAAATAAATGGGTACAAAATGGATATCCAACTGGCTTTTCATGGGCTGGATCCAGATATGCACAAAGGTGCCTCTCTGTTGGATATACAACGAGTACTTTTACCAGCCATGCATGATTACAAAACAGAGTTTACTGATTCAGTGGATAAGAACGATCTTATCCTATTAACAAAGATAGCTCCAGAGAAGTTAGCAAAGTATGCTGCGTTAGACGCAGTGTCCACTCTCGGCTGCTCAATAAGACTGAATGAGGAGTATAGGAAGTATCCACATCTTAGTAGGTATTACAGCAGACTTGCACATCCAGTAACTACAGAAGTTCTATTTGAGATAGAAAAGAATGGAATTCTGTTCAATTCTTCTGGAGTAGAGAACGCGAAGTTGGAAGTGGCAAAAGAAATTCTTAAATTGGAGGAGAAATTTGCTGAATTAGTACCTGGCAAAATAAGGGATGTTCACGACAAACAAGGTAAGAAGGGATCGACAGGTTGTGTATTAACAAGAAGACGTTTCATTCAGGATGTTCTATTTTCAGACAATGGTTTCGGACTAACAGTACTAGAAAGAACACCATCTGGGGATATCGCAATAGGAAGAAAGATACTTGAAAGAATACGAGAAGACTTGGACACTACGTCTCCTGCATTCCAAGCGATAACTATACTTAATGAGTGGGGACCACTTCGAAAACTCTATTCAACATATCTAACAGGATTTGCTTCTGCTGTAAAGATAGATAGCAGACTACACACTCATATCACTAAGACAATGGTAGCTACTGGAAGAACTTCAAGCAGTCATCCAAATCTACAAAATGTTCCCAAACGAAACAAGAAAGTGTCCACAATCATAAGAAGTTTGATGCATGCCGACGAAGGAAGCTGCCTTGTTGCCGCAGACTATTCACAGCAAGAACTTAGATGGATAGCTCAGAGAAGTGGAGATCCTGAATTTATCAGGGTATACAACAACAATGAGGATATACATCTTAGGACTGCACTAGGATTACTTGGTATAGATTCCATAGATAAGGTATCCAAAGAAGAATTAGCACTTGCAAGAAGAAATGCAAAATCTGTAAACTTTGGACTTGCTTATGGTATGTTGGCTAAAGGATTTAGAAACTATGCACAAGATGAGTATGGACTCAAACTTACTATTGAGGAAGCTGAGGAGTATAGGAGAAAGTACTTTCTCCTATACAAGGGACTACCTGACTGGCATAAGAGAGAAGTTGAGGAGGCGTCAAAAAGAGGATACTGTGTATCTCCATTTGGTTTTATGCGTATGGTTCCTAACATTAAGTCTGACAACTTTATGAAACGTATAGAAGATGAGCGTATAGCAATAAATACTCCTATTCAGAATGCTGGGTCAGATACAGCATTATTAGCAGCACTAAAAGCTAAAAAAACTGGGGTAATTGATCCAAAAATTGCTAAACTTGTGTTATTTATACACGACGAACTTATATTTGAAGTAAAGGAAAACTATGTAGACAAATTTGCTAAAGATCTTTCTGATGTAATGGAGAGCATTGATGAGGAGATTCTAATAGATTTTGGATTGAAGATGCGTATTCCACTCAAGGCTGATGTAAAAGTGGGATACAACCTTGCGGAAATGCATGAACTTTAGGAGGTTACTATGGCAGAGAAAAGTTTTAATAGATTACAGTATAAAATGATTGGCAAAGAGGATAAAACGCAACCACCATTTACAAGGCAGACCACTTATGAAGATTTGTTCTCTACGTTGTATGAGAAAGACGCCAAGATCCTAAAACCGACATATGACCCAGGTAAAATGTATGAAGTCTATGAAGAATCTGGAGTTGTTAGAGCCTGTATAGAAGCTATAGTTAGCAACGTTGATGGATACGGTTACAGAATATCTCCACGGAAGGGATCTGAGTTAGACACGGGAGATGCTGATAGACCAGAGAAAGAGAGACTAGAGAACTTCTTCGACTCACCTAACGGAATAGACTCTTTTCTTTCGTTACGCGAGAAATTACGAAGGGATCTGGAAGTAACTGGTAACGGATTCCTAGAAATAGTCAGAGACAAGAAGGGTCTTCCTCATATGCTCTTTTGGATGGATAGCAAGAGAGTGCGTTTGCTTCCAATAGGAAAGGAACAGGTAGAAACAACCGTAACTATTGAACGTAATGGAAAACTAATACAAGAAAAGGTATATCGACAGTTTAGAAAGTTTGTAATGATAGATGGAGAGTCATTAGTTTACTTCAAAGAAAATATGGACCCTCGTATGATGGACGCTAGAACTGGAGAGTACATAAGTAAGATTAAAAAAGACACTGTAATTGCAAGTGAGGTACTACATTTCAAAGAGGGTAATTCTACATACGGTGTTCCTAGATGGATTGGAACAGTACTGACAGCAATGGGGACTGCTAACGCTGAATATGTTAACTATGATCTCTTCGAAGGGCAGGCACTCCCTCCGCTGATCATAACAGTTGCAGGAGGAGAGCTTACCGACGAATCATTTGAAGACTTGCTTACGTTGCTTAAGAGGTCGCAGGGAGTAAAGAACTTCCATAAAGTTGTGCTACTGGAAGCAGAATCCACATCAATGTCACCTGATGGAAAAAGTGCTATTCCGAAGATTGAAGTACAGGATCTCATGGCATTCCGAAAGGAAGACTCGCTGTTCTCCAACTATCTTAATCAGGGAAGGGAATCTGTACGGATGTATGGATTCAGACTTCCTGGAATATTCACAGGCGATCATACGGGAGTTAACTTCTCTACGGCTAAGGTATCACGAGAATTAGCTGAAGAGCATTTGTTCATTCCACTACGAAGAAAATTTGACGATCTAATCAACAATACAATTGTGAGAGATCTTGGTGCGAAGACCTTTATGTTCAAGAGCAACGGGCCGGTGATCAAATCATCTCAGGATGTCATTACCATCTTCCCGCAACTCATGAAGTCAAACGTGTTTTCTCTGAACGAACTCGTACAGTTTACCAACGAGAATTTTGGGCTCAATGTTCGTCTATACGATGAAGAATGGGCCAATCTTCCAATTGGACTGCTTCTGAGCTTCTTTCAGAGCCTTGGCATGGCTGTTGGAAATGGAGTAGGTGATGGGAAGGGGCTTCCTAATATTTTAGGTGGAATGCAGCCTGCTGTTGACATGCTACAAGAACTTAGTGACCGCTTTCTTG